GGTTTTCACCTGCATCTGAGCTATTGATAATGTCCATAACTCGTTGTAGAGGTGCTTGCTTTTGGTTAAGCATCTGCATTGCTTCTGCTGTCTGTGCGACACTGCTACAAAATGCTTCCTTGCCTTGAGCAAAGGCATTTACAGTAGCTACAGAAATCAAGGTAGATACCAAGAGGTTTTTAATAAGTTTATTGAATTTCATTTTGTTTCTCCTTGTGTTGAGTTAAGGTTTGATTATACAGCTTTTTAGGTTTAAAGACTAAAAGACTTAGAAATCTTTCCAACGTTCATAACTACGAATAGGACTGCGTTTATCTGTATGCTTGCTTTCATACCGAAAACCTGTACCGCCTTTTTTCCATGCTTCAATAAACAAAGCAGCATCACAATCTTCCTCAAGGTATGCTGTCTTACCTTTGATGTAGCTATAAGCAGAAATCCTACCAAGCTCTTCGTTACTAAGGGTTTTTACCAAGTATTCAATAGGTACAGCAAGCCAAGCATGTCCTGGGTCAGCGTAGAACTTAAAGACTCGTTGAGGATTGATTTTCATGCTAGTTTCCTTGTGTTGGTGTTGATGAAAGTATTGTATAGCAAAATTCAGGTACTTCTGGTAATTTCTGTAAAATTATTTTAACTTTTCACAAGCAACTACAATATACCCAGAGCCACCAGCACAAGGTATGTAATACTTACCTACTTCAAATTCTACTGTTGTTACTTCAGTTACTTACATATCAGCAAGGAAACCGCAGGTAAACAGTTTAGTTACTTTGTACATTTTGTTTCAGTTTATTGGTTATTGAATGAAGTTGCAATTTCAACTGCTTCTTTAGCAGTTCTTCCGAAATAAATGTGACCACTTTTACCTTGCACAGCCCAGTCATTTATACCAACTTCAATCTGTTCCAGCAGACTCATGTCGTTGAAACTAGGGTTGTGAACTTCGTAAGCAGCTTTCATTTCGTTTACCTCGCTGTGTTGTTGATGACTGTAGTGTATCTCAAAATCCAAGAGTTTTTACAAAACTATACAAAATTATTTAGTAACTTCGTAACCTCGGTTCCTTAGCCCTTGGTTACTTCGTAACCTCGGTTCCAACGTCCAATATTTATACTGTTATGCCAACTGCACTCAAAGTAATCAGTCATTACATCAGAACTATCATAGTGCCCTTCTTTCATCAACTCATACACTTCCTCAAGGTATTCCAAGGCTTCAAAGCTAAAGCTGCGGCTAAGGTGATAGTGATTTACCTGCAAGTGCTTTGACTTGACTGCACCAGCAACACAAGCACCCGGTACACCATAAACAGATTGAACGTGCCATGAGTAGTTAGCAATAAAATCAATCTTACCAGAAGAAATAGTCAACGTAAGCGTACTGCTGTTGCTACCGCTGAAAGTAGACTTGATACCGTACTTCTTGTTGATCTCTTTCAACTTAATGGACTTAGCTTTTACTTCTTCTTTGGTGATGTATGCCATGTTAGAACTCCTGTGTGTTGGTGTCGATGCCTTAAGTATATCTCAAATTTCAAGATATTTCATAAAACCTTATAAGATTTTTACAAAATAAAAACCCCAGGATTTCTCCTAGGGTTACTACTTAAAAACCTCTCTATACCCTTGGTACTCTCAGTTTCTTACAGAAACTTCTCGGTATAGTCCATATTCATCCAAGCTGGTTTACCTTCAACATCCACCCCAAGGCTATAGTCAATCCAGTAAGCGTAGTCACCTGCACTAAGTGCATTTTCTGCTACTTTATCCAAGGCTTCTATATCCTCGTAAGGGCTTATAAAGAACCTCAGACCGTCTGATTCTCGCACAAGGTAGTACCCTCGGTAAGTACCCTTAAGCTGCTCTTCAAGGGCTTTCTCTTTGCTTCGTTTAGTAAAGTAACTTTTCCACTCACTTGACATATTAACTCCTTGGTTTAATTAACCTCAAACAGCACAGCCTTACAAGCTGCACTCAAACACAGCAACAACTCGTTTGTTAGCTTTGTTGTCGAATGTGTCAATGACCTCAGAGTTTACCACAGCCAAAGCATGATCTTTTGTAAGCAATACGTATTTCTTCTTTTTATCTGCTTTCTTTAGAAAAGTATTCAATGTCATACCTTGCTCTTGCTGTACGTATGAATACCAAGCCTTCAAATACCTCGCACCTCCTGCATCACCATGAATACTTACCAAGTTCAACCCAAAGGTTTTATATGCAGGGATAAGCATATCAAGTGTTGCACCTCGTTTGTCTTGTCTTCCGTGGTGCTTAAGCGCAGCGTGAGCCTTTGCGTAGCTGATACCTGTAGCATTAGCCAATGCTCGTACAGTGCAATCATCACTTTCATTCTCTTTGGTTGCACCTGTTGCACTGCTCTTGATGAATTGAATCTTACGCATATAAACCTCTTGGTTGGTTGGTTGCTGAAGGTTTGATTATATACCTAAAACCTCAGTCTTCCCAAAGCTCGTGGGAATAATCATAACTTTTCTTCTTGTTCTTATGCTTACCAGCACCTGTCTTGTTGTTAATCAAAATCTGAATACGTTGCTTCTTGCGAAGTTTCTTCAAGTCGATTTCAATTTTAAGGGCTTTGTCTTTCATGGTAATCCTTTGTTGGTCTCACTTAATTCCAAAATGTTTTTTCAATACGCTCTTAAACAGTTCTGTATCTTCAGCAGAAATGTTATTCGATGCTTTGTATCCAACTTGGTCTACTTGGTTAATACATTCTTTCACAATCAACTCTGCTAATTTCTTTTGAATTAGTTCTGCGCGGTCAGACTCATCTGGAAGATATTCGTAATCGTGTTCTATTAGATTGCGAGCCTGCTCAGCAAGTTCTTTAATTCGTTCATTCATAATAGCGCCTCAAACAGCAACAGCTTCAACACCAGCAGAGCGAACCGAAAGGATTGTATCTCGGTTGATACTGCGGTAAGCACCTTTCTGTGTATCAAAGATAGTAATGTACTTATCTTCTGGTACTGTCTTCTTACCACCTTTGAGGTGCGAAGTTACACCAAGGCGACCTACTAGGTTACGGATGCTACCGTCCTTCTTTACGAAGCTAACCGACACGAACCGTCCGTTGCTTTGCTCGATAATACCAGCGAGAACTTTAGAACCAGAAGCATTGTTTTGAATATCAGTCATGATGTTTCCTTTCGGTTGGTTGTTGGTGAGGTTTAAGTATACAAGATTTTTGAGATATTTTACGAAATTGCTTAGAAATTTACCAGAATTTATACCAAGGTTTTTGTACAACTTCTGACTCTGATAGCCTGATGCGTTTTGGTTGTTCACCAACACAACGACGCATGGTATGCAGCTTGTGAGCAGTCCCAAGAATGCTCAAATCTATAGGTTTTTGTTCATGCAAAGGTAGGTGTTCATCAGCATACCATATTACCTTCACAATATGATAAGGAAGTTCCGTAGGGGATTCAAGTACAGTGAAACCTCGCGTAACAAGTTCTGGAATAGTCTGCCGCCGAGTCTGCATTTGCTCAACTGTAAATTCAATACTGTACCTACCTTGTGCCGCTGCTTCTTTTATGCAATTTTCAATATCCAGTAGGTCACTCTTGATTCGGTTATATTTACCTTCTTCCGACAAGACACTGATTTCTTTAGCGTTAATCATTTGGTTTCCTTCGTTTGTTGCAATACCTGTAGTATATCCGATTTACAGATAGTTTTACGATTATCTGTAAAATTTTTTAGTCTTTCACAAAACCTTTTGCTGTGCTTATGTTGTACATACCAAGTACACAGCTTTTGTCTGGCTTGTAAGCAACCCATTCACTTGTTGGGTACTCACCAAGCATTGTGCGCCTGAATATAACCAGTGGATGAGCTTTGATTATAGCTCGTTTCCATTCTTCAGCATCAGCAAAAGTTCGTGTATTATACATAAGTAGAGTGATGTGTAAGTTGTTGATTTATAAGAATATTGTACCTGAAAAAATGCGTAAATTACCCTCTGTCTTTACTTTTCTTAGCATAAAATGCATGATCTTTGTACTGCTGTACTTTCTGCATGGTCTTAATCCATCTGTTCTTTATACCTGTCTTGGCATACCACAGTACATCCCTAGGCATGGAAGGCTTTAAATCGTCTTTAGAGGCTTTTTCAGCAATAAGCAATGCCTGCATATATGCTTCATACTCCGAGGGCTTGTAGGGGATTCTAGTGCTTCCTACAGGTATATTCCAATCGTTTCTATAGCTGAATTGCTTGTCCTGCTTGACTACTTCACAAGCTGAATCAGGGTACAACCCTGACTTTGTTCTGTTGTTTATAACCTCAGCTACTTTGTGCATACCAGCATACCCTTGGTTTCTACTTTCGTACCATATAGCCTCAAGGTAGCAATCCTTCTCTGATAGTCCTACAGGTTTGACTTCTCCTGTTAGTTCTTTTGTTGACCTAGGTTCATAGACTGCTTGCACTGCTAGCAACGCAATCACCATACAAGTTGCTACAAACCAGAAGTAAAGCAAATAGCTAAGGTATCGCCTGATACCTATTTCTTTAATCTTCTGTATCAGGCTTTGATTCAAGGTATTTGTCATAAGCAATGTCAATTTCTTCTAGTTTAACTGTAAGTTTATCTCGTGTTTGTTTATCAGCATTGTACCAGAGGTTGCTGATAGTATGCATCATTTGTTCGATCAGTTTGTCTTTCTCTTGTTCGGTCATTTCATTCCCTTTCCAATTTCTGCTGCTGCACGGACGATGGCTCGGCGGGTGGCGGCGCAGCGGTCGCCCTTGTGCCACTCAAATAGCTGGTAGTTCTGCACTTCCAAGCCATTTGCCCAGACACTCTCCACCTGAAGCTCAATGTCGATTCCCAACTTCACCGCCAGCTGAAGCGCGTCTCCGTCGTCTTCAAGTGGGTTCCAGTCTTTGAATTGATTGTCTTTGACGTACATGAAAGCTGGCCCCATCCACCCACATTCAGGCAACTCAGCCGCTTTAGCAGCCAGTTCAAGTAATTCACGGTCGGTCATTTTAACTCCTTGTGTTCGTTAAAAAGCAATATCATCGTCCCAACAATCAGGAGCAACAAATTGTTTTGTCTCAGGTGCTACATAATCAGGATTGGAAAAATTATTAAAAACATCTTGATAGTCTCCACGCAAACGGTCTTGGTTCTGTGTGAGTATACTGTAGCGTGTTAGGTCAGAAAAGTGACCTGTAGGAGCACCATACACAGTAATGTATCCATTCTGGAATTTACCATTCCATGCCCCATTAATGACATAGAAGTTAAAGCTGTCTTTATTATCCAGATTGTCTACTTCCACCAACAATGATGGGCGACCTTCCACACCAAGCATTGCCCTCATTTTGCCCTCACACAACGGAAGTTCTCTACCTTCAACCCAAGTGATCCGTCGTATCCTTCGGCTGGTTTGATGTAGCCCATCCCAGCCGCTTTAGCAGCTAGTTCAAGTAGTTCACGGTCGTTCATTCTAACTCCTTGTGTTGATAACTTGTAATGTTAAGTATTATAGACAAATTACGCTACTAATGTCTATAATAGTAAACTTATACTATAAATTCAAAGGTCATTTCTTTACCTTTTCATTTTGCTTTAGATACCATTTGCGATATTCAATAAATGTTTTCCAACCCCCATAGCTATCTAAAACCATGTGAGATACTCGATTAGATACTTTGCACAAAAGAATAATGAGTAAAAGAATTGCAGACCATGATGTTAGATACATCACAACTTTCCCGATATATTCAACAAAGGTCATTTCTTTACTCCTTTTACACCCAGCACCTCACTCACAAAACCCATGTGCGTGTAATACTCAAGTTGCTTACGTCGTTGATTGTACAGCATAAGCATAGCATCTACAACTTTCTGAGGAAAACCTTGCCGGGTGTTTTCCCTGGTATCTTGCAGCATGTAGTTCATCCACAAGGCTAGGATTTCGTCATCTTTCCAGTAAGCTGTGACGATATTATAGAGGTTTTTATAAGGTTTAAATACCTCTAGGTATTCTTCTAAGGTTTGCATTTTATTCCTTAATGCTATTTGATGTGTTGTTCCTTGCACGGATAGCTTTTCGATCAGCTTCATAGGCATCAAACGCTGCTTCAATTTCCCAAGGGCAGTCACCGTTTCGAATAGCTTGCTCAACTGCAAAAATAATTCCAACAGTAGATGGCTCTTTCTCTACATCGACAGCGCAAGCCTCTCGCTCGGCTGCTGCAACAAGGGTGGCGAAGCGTTGAAGCTCTGCGAAATCCTTCTCTGAAACCGGCGTCAGGTATTCTCCCGCCTCCCGCGCCATTTGAATGATTTCTTCGTGTGTCATCTTCTACTCCTTGTTTAACTATTAGTCCTGACTTGCTCTACCACAGCCAATAGATTGTTTTGAATCTCAGGGCTTGACCATTGCAGATTATACACTTCTTTTTGTTCTTTACCAAGGTATCTTGCAATATAGTCCCCTTGTATAAGACAAAGTTGAATATCTTGAATAACTTGAGGCATTAAAACAACCCTTCTTCAATATCTGACAAGTCATGCTTGGTAGGTTTGAACTTCTGCTCAAGCAAGGCTTTGCTTTCTGCTGTTCTTTCACTGTTAACAACAGGGAAAGGCCAGTTTGTAGGTTTATTGTCAGGTTTCATTCTTCACCGCGCTTTTGCTTGCGTTGTTTCTCGTAGTCCTGCTTCTTGTCTTTCTTTTGTTTTTTATCTACAGGTTCTTCGTAACCAGCATCATCCCAATGACTTCGTTTGTTAGTCTTCTTGGTCTGAAAGTAACTGCTTTGCATTTTATTCTCCTGTTGCTTTTGCTATGGCGGCACGGGCTGCGATAACGTCAGGATGGTCTTTGTGTAGTTCGCTTGGGAACGATTCGGCCATGTTTGCAAGAGCCTGTAGAGCCTCAAGCAAATCAGGTGCTGCGGCTATCAGGCGTGCGTTGGCTTCTGTCTCAATGCTTCCATAACGTCCTTCTTCATCAGAAGTAGTAACGATCATCCACGGATCGCATTTCGCATCAATAGTGAATCCACTGCGAATTGCCGGAGACGCGACCCACGGCCCCGGTGTGTGTTGCATTTTCATCTTAATCCTCGTACTTAGTTGAAAGGTAGTTGTTGAACTCAGTGCTGTAATCATAACTCGAAAACTCATCAAAATCGTAGTCCCTGATGAAAAAACTTTCTTTTTTCTCTTTCTTTCTTGGGTTTTTCTTCTCTTTGCTACCTTCAAGAGTTTGCTTTTGCTTTTCCTGCATCACCTTTACCTCCTTTCATCGGTACAGCTATGATTCTATCATGCTCGAACATATCCCAATTATACCTCAACAAGGCATGAGTTTTCTTGAACCTAAATATCCATTCTGTAATAATAAAGTTACTCAAGCTGTTTTTCATTGTTGTGACTTCATTGGCTGTAAGCGTACCTTTACCACTGGCAAGGCACAGCAGCATACCCATCAGCAGCAAATCCTTGTACATCTGCTCTTGCTCTACTTTGCTGAATATTACGCTACCTGTATCTTTGGTTTCAACAGCAGAGACTACACCATTGAGCATGTTTACTTCCATATCGCTTAAGGTACTGAAGTAATACCCCAGAGTAAAGTAAGGTTTATAGGTTAACTCCATAGCTACTTTTTTAACAAAGTCAGGTAAGCCTTTGGCTTGAAGTACCTTACCCAAATCAATGTTATACAAGTTACTTACAATTTCTTCTTTCTCAGGTTGAATCAACCTTTGATGTTCAAGTAAGTGAAGTTCTTGTACTTTTAGGAAAGCCCATTTGTTTAGATCATACGCTTCGTTTTCATTCATGTCTTCAACCTTGCTTTCTTTGATTTAAATAACTTCGTCAGGGCTTCGTTCATCCAGCGCAGCAATACCTTGTTCATAATCTTTCTGCATTTGAAGGTCTTTCATGGTTTTCTTTAGGATTTCAGCAGGTTTAAACTTGCATGAGACTATTGTATCAGTTAAATGCAGACTTGTAATCTTGCTGGTGTAATGATTAGGTAGTTTAATAATCCTTGGCTCATAAGTCTTTAGAGCAAAAGAACCAAGGTTATCTATTTGACTTCTCTTACCCTCTAGCATCCTAGTAGCAATGCAATAACTCAAGCAATCCAGAATGTCCTTGACTTGGTACTTATAGTAACCAGAAGCCTCTACAACGTCCTGAATCAACTCTCTATAGGCTTTGCTTGTGTACTTACGGTAAGGTACTTCAGGTAGCTCCGAATCGTCTTGGTCTTCGTTGTAGAGGTCTTCTTGCATGTTTTATTATCCTTGTTTTACGTTGTTAGGAATCAGCTGGCGGTATTGCACCCAATCTCGGAAATTACCTGACCATAAATTACCGTAGCGATCTTCATGAGTCCACCCATCTTCCCACTCAAATCGGTGCCTTGTGTTTGCGCATTTGGCTACGTGCTCAAAACAACTTGCATGTACTGGCTCGGATTCTACCAATCTCTTGTAAATTTCTTCAGCTTTTTCAATACTTGTATCTAAACGCCTATACGAAACTTGCGCACATGAACTGCAACTGATTTTAATTGCTTGCTCGAGTGAATAGTAACCACCATCTGGATTTTTGAACACTTGAAAATACTTTGTAATACCGTTAACAAATTCTGAAGTCAAAATCTCTGATTCAATATAAGGCAAATGCCACATATCTTGGTGCAGCAATTCGGGTTTTGAACACTCATAAGCACCCTTCATTACCCTTGCCAGTTTTTGAATCTCAGGTTGTGCATCTGCATGGTCACGTAGCCAAAAGAAGTTGTTGAATTCTGTACCTGTCAAAACAACTTTCATTGTCTGAAATGGTTCCAAGATTCGGTTGATAACTTGCTTATGCAATTCGCATTTGGTCAAATCAAAAGCAAAATCTGCTGCTGCCTCTGCTGCTTTAGCCCATGTGTGTTTAGCTATGCTTTTAGGAACCCCTGTAAGTTCTTCTTTGGCTTGCATACCAGCTTGATTACGACCCCAATGAATAGGTTCTGCTGCATTTGTACGAACCTGCTCAATTACCTTTGAAACAGGAATAGCTCGACTACTTGCTGAATTGCGACTGAACATGCGATGCGTCATCACTTCAGCATGAATAAACCGAGGATACTCAAGTTCAAATGTTGTAATACGGACACCATTAGCGTTAATGCTATCTGCAATAATATCTGCTGTGATTGTCATTTGATTCCTTTAGTTAACTTTAGTCACTTCCTGAACATTCTCAATTACCTTACCAACAGCTTTTGCTGTATAGCTTTCATTACTATCTGTAAGACTACCAGCAAGGGTAGCAATATCAGCAACAACAGCAATAGGTGTTTCAATTACTGCGCCTACAACAGCTTTAAATAGATTGTCAAACATATTTACCTTTCAATTCGTAATAAAAATATACAATTCTTCATCCAATTCTACTGTACTATCAACATGCTCAAGTAGCATAGCATAGATAATACCCAACCTGTCAATAACAAGTTGACTACCAAGAGTCGGGTTCTTGTTTTGGAACTTCTCGTAATTCCATTTTTCATACACAATGTCTTTTACTTTTTGAGTAGGTAGTTTAATTTTGAGTTGCATGTTAAATCCTTTCTAGCTTAATCATTTATCAGAAAATAATCAGTCTCTACATACTGAATACCGTATTCAACGTAGCCAATCTCTTTTTGTAAAGCTCTTGCTGCTCTAGATGCTTCAATGTAATCTGTGTACTTTTCTTTGCAACCTTTTGTTTCATTCAGCAAATAAGCACCTACGTTATAAGGTTGGTATTTCTCAAACCAATAAAAGTTATCCCATGCTTGAGTATGAAACACTCTAAACACTTCATAAGGTTCTACGTTCTGAAAGCAACCCACCCCGCATGATACTTTATTGCTCCAAGTTCGCAGTACGATAATTGTATTATCTGCACTAATTTTAATTCTCCTTTGTTGTTAACTTTATGAGGCCAGATTTTACGAGAGTGTTTCTAAATCCGATAGCAGCAACAAGAGCGTCTTCTTGATTATGAAAAGAAGTATTTCTCCCCATTCGAGCTTTTGGATTGAAAGAAAATGATTTTTGTTTTCTGGTACAATTGTCCGTCCAAGATACACAATACTCGTATCTTTTGCTTATTAACCTTATATTTTGAAATCCACAATTAGACCCGGAGTGAGTACGATTTTTACAGTTATCAGACTGAGTAACTAATCTAAGATTGTCCGGTGAGTTATTTTTAGTATTTCCATCTATGTGATCTACAACAAGATTTGTTGAAACATCAATAGAGTGTTTTAAGCAGTAAATTACTCTGTGTATACCAAATGATTCACCATTTATTATGATACTTCCGTATTTACTATTCTTACTTAAGCAACCTGCAACACTTCCAGATTTTTTAGCATTTGATTTGTCCACTCTCCATCGTAACCTTGTTGGTGATAAGTCATCATAGAGTAAAAGTTTTGAAATATCTTGATAACATATCGTTTTTACTTTACCTGCGTTTTTACGTTTATTAAAACGTAATGTATCATAGTGTTTATGTATTAAATTGTTCTCATAATCAATGGAATCAAATTTAGAAAGATTTTGTTCTATGATGATTTTATCTAATGTATCCCACATAGAGAGATGTTCGATTGTTCTACCATTTTTAGAATTATATCTAAGTCCGCAACCACTACCTATATATACTATACTGCCATTTAAAACATGCTTGTAAACATAATATTTATCAGCAGACATTTAAATCCTTTCAACTTCTACGTTGTTACGATGCAGGTATTCTACACCAGATTCATCTCTGTATGCATGTCGGTAGTAAACTTTTTTGATACCTGCGTCTTTGATACGTAAAGCACACATAGCACACGGGGCATGACTTACAAGCATGATGGCATCCTCTGCTGACTCTGTTGATTTTACCAACTTATCAAGAGCAGCAGCCTCTGCGTGTCTTACAAACCAAGAAGTTTTACCGTCTTCGTCTTCACAGACGTTAGTTTCCCATCCTGGGTAAGTACCATTGACACCCAGAGAGATTATAGCTTCATTTTTTACAATAGAAGCTCCAACTTTCAACCTAGTAGCTTCGGATGTTTGCCCAAAGCGTTCAGTCATGTCCATCATTGCTTGTAGGTATTTATTCTTCATTTTTTAAAAGCCTCGTGCTTTACTTTCAATGCCTTACAACGAAGCATTCGTTTCAATCGTTTCTTTGTCTGCCGTAGGTTGAATGTCCAGTTAACGTACTCTCCCTCAACTTTACCTTGCAATTCAGGATTGCTTACTTTTAATGTAAAGTAATGTTCAGTAACAATTTTACCACCAGAATAATGCTGAATCTTTTCGTAATTCTTTACAAATTCGTCAAATGAGTAATTTGTTTTATAGAATTCATTGTGACTCTTGCAGTCCATTGGTTCAATACTGCAATATCCACCTGTTTTCCATTTGTAACAAATACGTTTTTCGTTAATAATCAAAACAGCATCAGCACCTCGGAATAACTTTCGGTACTTCGGTATGATTTGAATATGATTTCGCTTATAGCTATACATAAGCCAACCTGGATATTCACCAGAAAATTCACAAATCTTTTCCATTCCTGCCATACCATGTCCTTTCTACTTCCCATCCATCATCTGTTGTGTACTTTACTACAGAAATACCATACGCTTTGATAGCTTCTTGGCATACTCTGCAAGGTTTGGCAAGTGCTGTACTTCCGTCCTTGTTGTAGCGTTCTACAGTCAAGGTATGCACTTGCTTGTCTCTTGCTCTAAGTATAGCAGAAATCTCAGCATGAAGGTACTCCTTGAAAGGTATATTTGCTTTTTCACTGAAGTATTTCATCACTGGATGGCTTTTCTTGTAGTCATTCCAAGAAACAGATAAAAGCCTACCTTTGCTATCGTAGGCTTTGGCTAGTATCAGATACTTCTTACGCATGACCTTTAAATCGCTTAGAAAGCTCTACAATGCGTTTTTGCAACTTGGTGCTACCTCGGTATTCACTAGGTGCTGAAAGCTGCTCATACACTTGATTAGATGCCTTGCTGGGTACGTATTGCTGTTCGTTTAGGTAGTAATCAGAGTAATCCTCTGAGTTTATAAAGTTCCAGTAGCGTTCCTTGATTTTACTCATTGTAATCCTTCACTTCATAACCAAGATGTTTAAATATAGCCTTGAAAACATCCTCTTGTTCGTAGCTAGTACCACCGTAGCAACTTGCCTCTGGTAGCAATTCAATGATTACTTCACCGTTCATTCGTACCACAGCACCATCTGCATAAGCACCACCGCATGTTTTGCAATCAAAGTAATCAGCAATCCACTCAATCTCAATCAGGTTGAGGTCATGCACAGCTTGTACTTTGTCTTCATCTGCTAGTTCAATCATGCTATCTCCTTATTTACCAAGTTTTCGTTTGATTTTAGTCTGAATTTTACTCATTTTACTGAATGTACTTTTGTAGCTTCGCATAATATCTTTAAGTTCATTCAGAGATTTAAACTGAAACGTACTCGGTGGGTCATTTGGGTCGCAATTGTTCCATATATTTGCAATAGAAACCTTCAGGCGTTTCATGTGCTCAGTTTGAAAGCTGAGGTTTTTATTCAAATGACTTTTAAGAAACTGCAATTCTTCACGAGTCAATGCTGTTTCATCAGGGGTTACAGGTTTAAGTACAAATGTCTTTGGGCCTTGAATACGAGGTGCTTTACCTGTAAGCAAAGTAGGTGTCTGGTTTGTCTTACCTTGCATAGCTTTCTCGCATTTCTCCCAGATAAGAGCAGCAAGGTCAACCTCGTGGTCTTCCAACCCAAGTTTGTTAATAACCAACCAGAAGTCTTTTTTCATCAGCATAGAAGTCCTTTCGTTTGTTTAGATGCTTGATTGTAGCACAGCTTGGTTGTGTTTCCAGCGGTTCAACTGCTCTTCAGTCATGTCTTTAGGGCAATATTCTAGCATCAAAGCATCAATCTTTTCTTGTTTTGAGTACAACTCATGAACTAAGTCATCAATAGCAATCTCAAGAATATCCTTTCGCATCCAATGCTCTTCCCTGCCACCAGCAGTTCGATATTCTTCTACTAGCTTCATCAAGTGTTTGGTGATGTTCATTTTGTTCCTCTGTTTTTCTTGCGTAGTTTGGCAATCATTTCCCGGATTTGTTGAAGTTGATAGTCAGACAGATAACCGTCCCAACAATCTTCGATTTCATCGTTTGTCATCTCTACCCACTCGCGCTGTGGATGGGGTGCGGTGTACAGCTTAGTGTCAGCGGGTAAATCGTTCCAGCCAACGTGCAGCGTAATTCCCTGCTCGGTTTTGGTTGCCACAGGCTCCTGCTTGGGCTGGGGTTTCTTCATCGCAGCAATCCGCGCAAACACTCTCTCGTCCTGCTCGTAACCTATATCCTTCACCGGCTCTGGCTGCACTGCAAGCGCCTGCAAAGCGCCCTCGCCAGAGGCGATTGCTTTCTCAATGGCGGCGCGGAGGGCTTGGCGGCAGCGTTCGTAGGTTTCTGTGGTTGACGGGATTAGCGCATACGTATCAGCCAGCGCCATGATGTTGTCGATATGGTTCATTTCACTTCTCCTGCCCGTGCGAGGGCGGCTCGGGCTTGATCGAAGGTGGGCTTGTTCCACTCGTCTTCGTCCATGCCCATGTGCGTCAGCATGGCGCCGAGCGCCTCCCGCAGCGCCTCGTTTTCAGCATGAAGCCTGCGGAGTTCGTCAGACACTTCTTTCATGCCCTCTCCCGTTTGTTGCAGTGCTACTGCCACCTCATCGACAACATCGGCCAACGCAATAGCCAGTGGTTGTTCAGTATTCATAACTAAATTCCTTTCGTTTGTTATTTCGATGACTGAAGTGTAGCATAGTTTTCTTGAAATTTCCAGAGACTTCTTAAAAATTTCTAAGATTTCTTCAGGTTTTTACTTCCAGCTATGCGCAACCTCTATCTGTGCGTAAAGTTGTTGAAATTCTGTTAGCAAGCTGTGCATAACCCTGTGGATAGTGCTTTTTGTACTAAATAAAGATTTTCTAAAGAAAATAAAAAAAAGAAAAACTACCTTGGTTAACCTGCTTAGTTTTTAAGCAATACTTCACAAACCTTCAAAAGCTCTTTAAACGCCCTACAAGGCTTTATTTGTATTTAGGCTACCTCGGTATCAACCAAGGCTAGAAAACCTGCTGTAGAGCTTTCTGATGCGTTTTAGAAGTATTCTTGAAGCATGTCAATACCAACAACCTTTGACTTCGTAGAAAAGTTACTTCAGGCTTATGTTTTTCTGTTTGGCATTAGGCGTAGGCTCAACCTTAGTAGCTAAAGAAGTACTCTTGTACTAGCTAAAGATTTATTTTCTTGAATCTCTTGCATAAGGTTTGTATCTGTGCTACACTCAAGGCTTCGGACAGGTTGTTGTGACAGAACAGCTTTGCTTGTGCCAATTAGCATTACGACCGTTAAGTGCGCCTTTGGGTGTTCTATCTTGCGGAAGGGGTGATTCGTTTGTCTAGCTTGGGCTACCCTGCGTTTTACTAAAGATAGATAGGCCGAGAAACTTCAGGGAGAAGTTCAGGTTAACTTACTAGCTTAAAGCTGTACAAAGTTAAGGCTTTGTATGGCTAAGGGCTAGTGTTGCCTAAAATTGCTTAGGGAGAATATATCTATAGGTATTAACTAAAGGTTATAACCTAAGTATAGTTAAAATTAATGAAGTAAATGAGTAAAGACTCTCAAACTTTGCTACACTACAAGAACTTTAACAAAAGGAGTTGATATGAACCAAGTCAATACCAGCAAGCTATCTGCTCAGGCTTATCACAAGAAGAAATCCCAAGAGCATACATGGGTATGTACTTATGTTGATAGCTTGAGTAATAAACAGGTTAAGTTTACTTGCAGCAATGCTATGAAGAAAAGCCATGAGATGCTGATGCAAGGTAATCAGCATGTTAAGGATGTTTGTTTTGTTAGGGGAGTTATGTGATACACACAACTACAATACTAGTTAGTGGTTTCAAAATAAATGACCTTGACCTACTGTGGATTCAGCTTGCTGGTTACATTGCACTAGCTATCTGGGTTTTTTGGAAGACAAAGAAAAGATAAGGAGTAACTATGACTACCGAATATAAAGTAGGTGATTTTGTACTTGTTCCGGCTATTGTTGTTGGAACGGGTCGATGTGGCCCATTCGCTCAAGAACAAGTTGTGGATTTGAAACTGTTTCATGATAGTAAAGATATAGATGTAAAGCCTACGCCTACTGTAACTTGTTATGCTACTAATGTCTTTAAGCCTGAGAAAGATCAGATATGAACTCAAACCTAATCCTTGGTATAGCTTCAGAAGCTGAAGAGCAAGTATGCTTGACTCGTAAGTTATCAGACGGTTCAACAGAACGCAGTTGGAAACCAGAGAACTTTTACCTTAAGTTTGCTGAGTTATTGATTCAGGACTTGATGCTGAATGTTCATAAGGTTCATCCAAGTAGTGTCAATAAAGATTCTTTCGGTGTATGGGATGTTCAACGAGAGATTCAGAATCGAATCAAAGAGAGGTATTTGCTTTGAACCTAGGTCAACAACCAAAAAGCAAAGCTATGCAGGATATACTTTGCTATCAAATACTCAAGGGTATTATCTCTCGTGATATAGCAATACCAAGTAAGCAAAAATACCCTCATATAGTTATTCATCACTACACAGACAAACCAGAAGGTCTTCAGCTTGAGTACGAACTTAGACTGACTGACGGTACTTGTAAGTTCGGAAGATATTTTGTAAAGTCCGTGTAAAAGTTCAAGTCTTGTGCTATACTTCAGGCATCGAAACACAAGGAGCTAACCATGCAAGTTTATATTGACTACGATGATGATGTAACCCTGCATGTAGAGTGCGGGTGGTCTGGTAAGTACTTTGCTGGCAGTCGTGAAGAACCACCAGAAGAACCTGAGTTTGATATTCATGATGTTAGCTACAGTCTTGATAACCTGAAAGACCTAGATGAAGAAGAACTTGCGTGGTATAAACAATGCCTTGAGAAGTATCTTGATTCTGATAGGTTTTTCAAGGATGTAGAAGAAGCTGCAAGGAATCTTGCTTTTGATGATTATTATGATTGAAGGGGTGGAAATGAACAAAGATAAACTTATTGAACTTGCTAAAGAAGCTGGTTTTGTTGTTGATGAAGATAGCAGGAAGCATCAACCTAATTGTATTGTGCATACGCATTATTTGATTGATGCAGAGTTGATGCGTTTTGCTGAACTTGTTGCAGCAGCAGAGCGAGAGGCTTGTGCAAGATTGATACAGCCGTTTGCCATTGGAGAGTACCCAGCATTTAGCGGTAGAGACGACCCCGTTGATCTTGCTCTGTGTGCCGCCGCCGAGCGCATTCGAACAGTGAGCAACGGACTGCGCAAGGCACTTGGAGGGGTCTGAATGACTTACTACCTACGCAACGCATGGGAAACACCTGACGGTACAATCATTGAAAGCAAGCATGGTTGGGACTATCGGGCTTATGAAGACAGTATCACCAAAGAATTCTATATGTGCGACAGCATTGGTTACTACATTCGTACAAGCGTTAACGAAGTACCAGCAAAGAGCCTCTGTGTGACAACAGACGATGACTTTGAACTTCAAAGAGTTGTTAAATTTTGGGGTACTTATGGTAAAGACGGTAAATCTGAGTTACAATACATATCACCAGCAGATATGACACAACTTCATATCAAGGCTGTACTCAGGACTCAAAAGCAAATATCTCCTGAAGTAAGGAAAGTCTTTGAGCAAGAGTTGTTGTATCGTAAAGAAAAACGCTTAAATAAATTGAAAGGAAAGCAAGATGATGTATACTGATAAAGTTCTTAAGTTCGTAGGTGAACGTTCGTTTTCATTGCTGGATGTTACCTTGCTGCTGATTGTAGCCAAGTTGGTAAGTCTAGCTGATAACGCAACCTATGCTGTCTTGGTTGGTGTTGTAGGGTTCTTGCTGGCAGGTCTTGTCGGAGCATGGACTAAAGTTTATTTGTTGAAGGAATAATCATGAGCGACATTGAACAATTCTGGCAAGCTATCGCTGCTAAAGCAGGTGATAATCGCAAGTGGATTGACCTTGCACCTAATCTACAACATGCTGTAATTCAGAGTGTAAACATTCTGATTCAGGTTTTGAATACTAAGTAAGGATTGCTATGCTGACCGTGCAAGACTGGATTGATGCAGGATACAAGAAGTTTAAAGAGGTAAGGCATGTAAAACCTTATTCTGCTTTTGGATTGCAAAAGCTAGTACGTGATGATGTAGGTAAGCGTTATTACATTACAGTCTTTGTGTATGACCATGCAGATCACAAGGCTTCTGGTAGAATGCCAGAGACTATGCCTGACTTTGGTTTTACACCTGAGGTGCAATTCAGAGGTGAGTTGAATACAACTTGCATTGAGTTGATTATGCACGTAGATAGCACAGTCAAGGATGTAGAGATGCACTTTGATATAATGTGGAATGCTTTGGGTAAACCTTATTATGATACTTGGGATTAAGGAGTAAATTATGAACTATAATCAATACACACTAGATGAAATCGAACGAATCTTGTATATCAATAATGACCCTGCTCATGCAGCATTGAAGGTAATGCTAGAGCATGATCGAGAGGATTATGATGATGGGTATAGCTATGGGAAAACAGACGGGTTTGATGAAGGCTATGAAGTTGGTTATGACCAAGCTATTTGTGATGTTGGGGATGGTGTTGTTGAGGTTTGAACTAGCTATTTGAGGAGGCTGTTTAATGGGCTATTTTAAAGCAGGAAAAGGAACGGAGTTTATGGAAAATACATCTAAAGAAAAAGTCGAAGACATTTCAAAGTACCCTTTTTTGGCTTGCAAAGAGCGCGGTATCACAAAAGAAACTTGTGAACGTTTCGGGATTCGTGCAGGGCTTTCCCAGGAGGACGGGAAAACGATTGAAGCCTTCTATTTTCCATCTTATAGTAAGAAAGGTAAAGTTGTTGGTTACATGAAGCAAAATGTAACTCTACCAAAAGAAGAAAAGGGGCATTGGACAACTGTTGGTGCTGTTACTATCGGCAATAAACTGTTCGGTCAGGATGTTGCAGAAGGTATTAACAGGAAGCACACAAGCCTTGTCATTACAGAAGGGCAGTGGGATTCTGTCAGTGTCTATCAAGCCTTGGTAGATAACGTAAAAGGTACTAAATATGAAGGTATGGAGCCTTTTGTTGTAAGTATTCCATTGGGTACAGCAAATGCAGTTGAAGCCGTTCTACACAATGAAGAATGGGTGCGTTCTTTTGATTCCTTGTGTATTTACTTTGATGACGATTACTGCACACCAGCAGAACTAAAAAAGAACGTACTTAAAGGGCACGAGGCGCGTGAAGCGATTGCAAATGCTTTTGTAGGTAGTGGTATTAGTCTAATGACTATAACACCAGCAGAGGGCTTTAAGGATGCTTCAGATTACATGCAGGCGGGTAAGTCTGAAGAACTTGCTAAGTTGGTTCAGTTTGGAAAGCGCCCCTACAGTGCAGAAAAGATTGTAAAAGCCAAAGAGATCAGTCTTGAAGAATTGCTCGAACCTCGCCCCGAGGGTATTTATGTAAACTCTTTCCCAAAACTAATGGATAAGATTCACGGTTTTCGGGGTCGAGAATTGTGTTTACTAACTGCACCTAGCGGTGTTGGTAAATCAACTGTTCTTTCTATTTTTGCAGACAGTTTCGTATCTGCGGGTGAGAAAGTCGGTATGATATATTTGGAAGAAACTAATAAAGAGACTTTTCAACGACTTGTTGCATCTAAGCTAAAAGTCAACTACTTGAAGTTTAAAGACAAGCCTTTGGAATGCGCTTCTATTGAAGATATTACGCAAGCCTATGACGAAATTGTTAATGCAGATAAACTTGTAATGCTTGGGCATTTCGGTTCACTTCCAGTTTCTGAATTGATGAGCAAAATTAAGCACATGCATTTAGTAGAAGGTTGTCGTTACATTTTGCTTGACCATTTGTCTATGGTTATATCTGGACTAGAAACTGATAACGAACGAAAACAACTTGATATTGTTATGACGGAGCTTGCAGCATTTTGTGCTGCGAATGATGTATGTGTAATTGCAGTTTCTCATATTAACCGAAGTGCCGCAGAGCAGTTTAAGCCACCAAAAGGGAAAGAGGACGAACCATTCTGGGTTAAGGTAACAAAAGAAATGATGCGCTCAAGTTCAAGTTTAGAACAACTTTCCTTTATTGTCTTGGGTCTTGAGCCGCAAATTATGCCGGATAGAAGTCGTGGCAATGTTCGGTTAACTGTTCTTAAAAATCGTCCTTGGAGTTATCTTGGAGTCTGTGACGAATTCAAAATAGATGAAAATACTTGGGAGGTATTACTTTCTGAAAGTGAAGCCTTAGAAGGTTTTTAAAATTAGCCAGCCTTGTGCTGGCTTTTTAGCCTTGACAATAGGATACTACCATGCTACAATTTATTATTTAGTAAAGGGTATGCAATGACAATTGGAATATACAGAATCAGAAACACCATTAACAATAAATCATATATTGGTAAATCAAGAAATATAGAAAGACGTTTTGAAGATCACTTAAGAACAATGCGAAAAGGTCAGATTCGCAGGGGTGTAAATAGGTACTTAATACATGCTTCAAATAAATACGGCATTGAATCGTTTGACTTTGAAATACTCCAAGAGTTTCAGGAAGTTGACGAGGCAACCTTGGCTGACGCAGAGGTGTACTGGATGGATACCCTAAAAACCCTAGACAGAGGTTTTGGATACAATCTCATGAGAGATAGTTCTTCGTCAACTGAAATGACCAAGGAAGCTAGGCAAGCAATGTCTGCTGCCCAATCAGGAAAGAAAAACGGTAACTATGGGCATAAGTGGACTGAAGAACAAAAAGCAAGAATGTCTGAAATTAAGAAGCAACAGTTTACTGACGGTACTTATGACTTTATGAATACACCGGAGCACAGGGCATACTTATCAGCCTGCTCTAAGGAGATTTGGAAAAATACTGAAAAGAAGGCTGGAATGGCTCGAAAAGTTGCGGAGGTAACCAGCACACTGAGGTTTGAGCAGTACGATAAAAAGACTGGAGTTTTGGTTGGCACTTATGAAAGTATGTTAGAAATAACAGACAAGTACCCTGACTTTCATAAAATTGCTATTTACAGTGTTTGTAACGGTTGGAAAAAATCTTACAGAGGCTTTATTTGGAAAAGTTTTGAGAAGTGTGCTATAATCCAGTAAAATTATGAAAGGAATGTATGGTGCAAGGGTATTGTTTCGATATTGAGAGTGATAATTTCTATCTTCAAAGTAAAAAGATATGGGTAATATGCTTGAAATCCCTTGATGGGACTCGTGAGCTTGATATCTTCCCATTCAGGGAAAGTAAACAAGAATCCTATGAAAAGTTCATGGAGTGGCACAACTCTTTCGGTGATGAGCCAATGGTTGTATCATTTAACGGTATTGGTTTTGACCACTGGATGCTTTGGAAACATCTTGGTATTTCTTTTCATATTGGTAAAAAAGGCAAAGATTGGCTTGATATGAAGCCTTGCCGAATCGTTGATTTGTTTATTTTGTCACAATTCATTGAGCCAGATCGTCCACGGCATAGTTTGGCATCCTATGGTGAAGAACTTGGAAATGCAAAAATTGACTTTAATGATTTTTCAAGCTACTCAGAAGACATGCTTACATATTGCAGACAAGACGTAAATGTAACTGTGGATGTTTATAAAAACCTAGCAGGTAAGCTGCACAGGATGTATAAATATTTTTACGGAAGCGAATATAACGGACAACACAAAGAGCCATTCAAGGCAATTCAAAAGGACTATTATCTTTATGCTGCTCAAGCGTTTACTGGTATTAAGTTTGATAAAGTAGCTGCTGAAAAACTCGTACAAGAGATTGACATAGAGATGGTGGAACTTGAAGAAGAAGTATTACCGCAACTCCCACCCAGGAAGCTAAAAGAGGGAGAGAAGAAGTTTTATTCAATGCCAGCAAAACCTTTTAAAAAGTCAGGTGAACTTAGTTCAAGTATGCTTTCATGGATTGAGAAGCACCAAGCAGAGCTTGTTGAAGGCTCGGTTAAAGCCTATGGCAAAATTTATGAAATAATAGCAAATCAGTTACTTGACATTGAATTACCTATGGAAATTAAAGATGGTGATGACATAAAAGACTGGCTGATTTCCCGAGGTTGGGAGCCGACTTTTTGGAACTTCAAACGTGACCCAGAGACTAATAAACCAATGCGAGACACAAAAGGCGAGGTTATTACAACTACACCAAAACTACAAGAGATGGGTAAGATTTGCCCAAACCTTTTGAAAATTGATGGGGAACTTCCTAAAAAGATTGTGAAGTTTCTGTCTCTTAGGAATCGTAAATCTGTTGTATCTGGTTGGCTTGAACATTGGCGCCTGCAATTTGATGGTCGGCTCCCTGCCGAGATTACAGGGTACACACCAACATTTCGTGTTAAGCATAGCTGCATTGTTAACTTACCAAAAGCCTCACCAGAGGTTTTGAAAGGTTACGAGGTTCGCTCTTTGTTTGTAAGCGATGATGCTATGAAGTATGTATCAGCAGATGCCGCTGCTCTTGAAAACAGAACTGTAGCGAACTACACCTATGAGTTTGATAATGGAGCATTTGCTGATCTTGTTCTTAATGGAGATTCGCATTCTTACAATGCAAAGATTTTCTTCCCTGAGCAAACAAAAGACTTTGACCCAAGTAGTGCAGATTTCAATAAAGATGACCAAAAATTTAAGCCATATCGTAATAAAGCCAAGACAGGTGCCTACAGTTTGGCATACGGTTCTTCTGTGAAGAAGTTTACAAAGTCACTTGGATTATCTGAAGCCGATGGACAGAAAGCCTACGAAGGTTATTGGGAGGCTAATAAAGGGCTAAAATTGTTTAAAGAATCTGTTGAAAAAGAGTGGCAAGTCAGAGGTGCAAAGAAATACATCAAGGCAAAGGATGGCAAAATACTGACTGCAAGATCAAAGCATTTGCTTGTAAACTTATCCGGCCAATCTCTTGGTGCTACAGTTATTACTTACGCTGCCTGTCTGCTTGATAATAAACTTGGCTGGATGAATATTGACGAACTCGGTAGACCTTACTATGAGTACAAAGGTTGCACTGTACAGCGCCTAGCGGCTTTTCATGACCAGATTGATATGCAGACAGACCCTGAAGTTGCAAATGAGATTGGACAAGCTATTGTTGACGCAATAAAGAAGGCCGGGGTTCTCCTGGGCATGCAAGTGGCATTAGATGGTGAATTTAAAGTTGGAAATAATGCAGCAGAGATTCACTAAGTATTGAAAGGCTCATAGTATGAGTTGGAGTGCATTACCTTGGTGGGTGTATGAATGCGAGAGCGAGCGTTGTATTGCTATGCAGTCTTGCGCTTTTCCTGAAGAATTTTATTCAGGTACTCTGAAAACCTTACCAATGCATGTTATACTAATGCACCCAGCTACATTCAGTAGCTACAAACCAAACGGTTGGAACTACGAAGGAGATTATTCATGAGTCACCCTAACTTCAATTATCACTACTCTCAAGAATTCAAATGCTTGATTCAGACAGATGCTGAAGGTAAAGTTGTGATGGCAATGTACATGCCTGCTGAAGACTTGGAGAAAGTATCTTTCCTTGCTTGGGTGCAATCAGCAGAAAATAATTTTGAGAATCTTGTAAAAGATGAAGAGATGGTGGTATAATGCAAACATAGAGGCAGTGTAATACGCGGCAACTCAGTACTGAGATTGAGTGCCAATCAGGTGCAAAGCCTGTCCATTTGTATTCTAAGTGCATTTAGTCCGCGCATGGTGAAAATGGAGATCACACAAATCTTCTAAATTTGGAGTCCTTGTTCGATTCAAGGTGTGCGGACTAAGTACATTTTAATTCAGCTTAATGGGTTGCCCTAAGTGCGTAGCGCGAGGGAAGGTCTGGTAAACTACATGCCGTTGCACTCATAGTGCAGAGGGGCGGTAGACAGGCGGCAGCAACGCTGTAGTATCCTACGCAGCAGCTTGTTTACAGCGAGGCGTTTGTCTGAAGGTGCTTCTGTAATAGCACTCAAGAACTAACCTGTTGCATCGTGAGAGCAACGCCGGATTCTAGTAACCGGCAACTATATTGAAATACTCTATAAAACATCGTCAAGGTTAGGGTTGCTCCAGTTCTAGATAAAAACCTCTAGAGTATTTCAATATGGTAAATTTATCAAGATGTACTACCAGATTTATTTTAGTAGTACAGCTAAAAGTAAGTAAGATTTGTGTTATAATAAGTTTGTCCCGCCATGCTTGTTACTCCAATCCCTAGGAGCCAGCAGCACACTTCGGTGAACCGCACTCACAGCGGTTGGTTAAAATAGAGTAACGAGTTGCGCCGTTACCTACGGATTTCTAGCATGCGGGATGTCTCCCAAGTTCACCGGAACAACATAAATTTATTTTATGCCGAGATTCAAAGACTATGGAACCCAGCTTTAGGGAGTTGGGTTACATATTGAAATGCACTAGATTTCTTTTATACTGTGCTGGACGTACTAAGCCACAGGCGGTATAGATTCCTTTTAGTGTATTTCAATATGGTAAATCAAGTCTTGTTGGAGACTTTAATAACCAACAAATGTTTAACTCAAGAAAGGAAATTGAATATGAAAACTCTTAAAGGTACTTTGGTTTATGTAATGCTGGATAAGCCTCGTAACTGCTACGACGAAGCCAAGGGGCAAGAGTGGAAATGCGGTATTGTAGTGGATGAAGACACAGCAGATACTTTTGCTGAGATTTATCCAAAGCAAGCTGCTAAGAAAGTTAAAACAGCAGACTTTGAAGAAACTTACAAGTGCAAGCCTCCAGAGGGAGCAGGTAAGAACGTTTATGTGATTACCTTGCGTAAGAATACAAAGTTGGCTAATGGAGAACCGATTCCAGATAAGTACAAGCCACGAGTGTTCCAGCGTAAAGGTGGTGCATTGGTTGACATTACAGCCACATCACTACCTGCTAATGGTTCAACTGGAGAAATCAGTATCGACAGATACGACGGGAAACTCGGTGCTGTAGCTCGATTGAAAAACGTACTAGTAACTGACCTGATTGAATTTGAACGCAGTAATTCAGCTTCTTACGAATCAGGGGATGAATTCGCAGACGATGGCTCCGGTGGTTCTGTTAAAGTTCCAGCCAAGGCTGTAGCTGCTGCAAGCAAGTCCAAGAAAGCTGTCCCTGCTTTGGATGAAGATGATGGCGATTCACCATTCTGATCTTAAGGACTAAACATACGTTGCAAACTGTAGGTACTTGTCAATAGTTACTTATAGTTTGCAACTAACCACAAAGTTGCAATATGTGACACCTAATGATAAGTAACGAAAATGCACTACAAAACGCATTACAAGACGCATTACTTATTTACAAGTGATGCATATTTGCAACAACTAGAAAGGAACTATGAATAAAACTCTTGAAGCTATTGGTCTGATTGGTTTGATTATTATTGCTTTTGTATTGCTGATTGCTTTGCCTTTTGCTAACATCTGGGCATTGAATACTCTCTTTGTTGCTCTTGCTATTCCATACAACTTTTGGACATGGCTGGCATCTGCTTATCTTGGTATGCAATTCTTCGGTTCTACCGTAACATCAAAATTTAATAAAGGTTAATCAAATGCAAGCAAAAGAATTTATCAGTAAGGCAGTAAAAATCCTGACAGAAATCGAAGGTCTGAAAGAAGTTCTGAAGGAACTCAAAGCTGATGCAAAAGAATCAGAACTTGATGTAGCAACCCTGAGCGCAGTTGCTAATGCAATCGTTCAAGATAAGTGCGATGAGGTGATTGAGAAATCAGAAGCTGTTATTGAAGCGATTAACCTAGCACGAAGTTGATAGCTGGTACTTAGTATTAGAAACAAGCCCGAGGTCACAAGCCTTGGGCTTTTTGTTTAGAAAGGCTTGGCTTGAATTTAGTCAAGCCTTTTTGTTTAGGAGGGTGAATGTCAAAAAGGATATTACTGTTAGATGGTGACTCAATTGCCTATAAATGCGCTGCTGCGGGAGAGAAGCGTTCTATCAGGGTAAAACATGCACCTACAGGTAGAGAAAAAATCTTCAAGCATAGAACTGAATTTAAACAAAGCATGTTTGAAAGAGGTAAAGAGATTACAGATGAATACACGATTGAAGACTGTCAAGAGCCTGAACCGATTGCTTTTGTCTTAAATACAATTAAGAATCACATAGAGAGAATTGCTGACGAAGTGCAACCTGACAAAATAGAAATATTTGCCGGTGAGCAATTCAATTTTAGATTGGACTTACCTCTACCAAAAAAGTACAAAGGGCAACGTCAGAACACTATACGACCCGTTCATCTGAAAGAAGCAAAAAGTTACTTACAGAATAAATACAAAGCCAAGGAAGCAATCGGTAAAGAAGTGGATGATGCCCAAACTATTGCAGCCTATGACGCACTGAGAGCGGGTAAAGACCCAATAATGTACTTCTATGAAAAAGACCAATTCCAGATGGACGGTATTACACTGCTATTTGATAATGCAGAGTTTGAGTACAAGTTAGTACCTAGTCTTGGTCATTTGTATATTGATGGTGCTGCTGTAAAAGGTTTAGGGTTAAAATTCCTTGCTTACCAATGGATTTGTTCTGACCCAGTTGATAACTACTGCGCTTATGACTTAAGTGAATTTAAGTTTGGTTCCAAGTCAGCGTACAAAGTGCTTGTAGATTGCAAATCAGAAAAAGAAGTCTTAGAAGTAGTTGTTGAGCAATTCAAAAAGTTTTATCCAAAGCCATTTGAATACACAGCATGGGATGGTCGTGTTTGTCAATCGGACTGGGAAAATATGATGAGACTTTACTACAAGGCTTGTAGAATGATGAGGTCTGAGAATGACTCTTTGAATCCTGAAGAACTGTTTACAAAATATGGAGTACAACTATGAAACTATACATTGCAGTCCTTGACGACTTCCCTGACTTTATGACACCTACGTTGGTGGCTCATTCAATGCTCGGTGCGCACCTTCAGTTTGCTCGTGAATATATTGCAACAGAGGATTCAGATGCTTATACTCATGCACCTTGGAAGACATACCTAGATTGGCTTGAGAACTCATTCAAGAAGTGCGTAGTCAGGGTCAGTCAAAAAGAGTTTGACAAGATTGCTGCACTACCTCGTGTTTATCTTGGACATGAAAACAATACACTTGAAGGTAAGAAATCCTGTGCTGTTATCTGTCCATACCCTGATGATGAACCATTACCTAATGTCTTAAAGTTTGCTAAACTATGGAAACCAAAATGAAATTCACCTTCAAGCCATGACCATTGATTTATACACCCCAGCAGACGTATCAAAAGAGCGTCAGAGGCTTTATTTGCAGCAGAAGGGTGTAGACCCTATCCTTCAAGAAAAACTGCTCATAAGCGATTCTGTGTGCGATCATGACCATATTACGCAGCATTGTAGAGCAGCACTACACAGACAGAGTAATGCTTTTGAAGGGTTGGTCTTCAATGCTTACAGGCGTTGTTTGCAATGGGTTACGGACAAACCACTCCCTGACCTTTTAAGAAACCTAGCTGACTATCTTGAACAAGACTATACTGATAATGCAATTCACACTGGATGGATAAAGAGAGTATCTACAGATTTCAACACCCTCAAATCCTCTCAGCAAGATGAACTACTTGTTGCTCTGGGACAACAGAAAGGTAAGAACTTGGTTGAAAGAAAGAAACTTTTTCTCAAAGCAATCAAGACAAAGCAGTTTGGTTATGCTACAATACGCAGCATGATAAACAACTTGAAAGGAACTAACAAATGACTGAATACTTTTTCTCTGCTGTAGACCCAGATGGAAGCCATACAAGAACTTCTTTTGAAGCTGAAAGCTGGTTGACTGTTCTAGATAACTTTGTATTGTTCTTGCGTGGCAAAGGTTTCTACGTAGGTGACCATACTATCGGTGTAAACGCAGCGCATCTTTGCGTAGATAAAAACGAATGTTACCGCTTCACTACGTTCAATAAAGAACAAGAATGAAAATCAAAGTAATTAGTTGTAGTAACAAAATACTGTGGTATAGTTCTCGCATCGGAGAAGTCTTTGAAATCTGCAAGGAAGAAGAAAAGGCTTACTGGTGCCGTGAAGGTGGACAATTCAACTGCCTGAACTGGATACAGAAAACAGACGCTGAAGTTATTAAAGAAAAGGAGTTTACTTGAAATACGATAAAGATTTGATTGCAGAGATTGTTAACCTAAAGATGCAAGGTTATAAGTCCAGAGCTATTGCTGCTGAACTTGGTATCAGTAAGTCAGGTGTAAATGATGCTTACAACCGATGGGTTGAGGAAGGTAAGCCTGTTCTGTACAACCCTGAAGATGTAGCTTTTAAGCAAACAAAACCTAAGATTCTTTTCATTGACGTAGAATCAGCAGCAGATATTGCAGCATCATTTGGTCGTTTCAAAGTAAACCTTAGTCAAGATAACATCCTTCGTGAAGGTGGTTGGCTGCTGTCTGTTGCATGGCGATGGAATGACGAAGAGCAAGTAAATGCCTTGACTCTCACCCCTCAAGAGTCCGTACAGATGCAAGACAGCCGGTTGCTGGCTACTATCTTTGATTTGATGGAGCAAGCTGACTTTGTTGTGGCGCACAACGCTGATCGCTTTGATATTCCTTTGATTAAAGCTCGTATGGCAATCAACGGTTTCTCTGCTCCTCGTAAAGTACGAGTAATTGATACCCTCAAGATTGCAAAGCAGATGAAGTTCAATAGCAATAAACTTGATTCATTGGGTGTAGTCCTTGGTGTAGGTCGTAAATTGACTCACAGCGGTATTCGCTTGTGGATTGATTGTCAATCAGGTGTTCAACAGGCATTGGACTCTATGCGAGATTACAATGTTCAGGATGTAGAATTGCTTTACAAGGTGTATCATCAAATCAAGCACTTTGATAACAAAGCACCTAACATGGCAGCTTACTATCAAGATGATAAAGAACGATGCCCTGTCTGTGGTTCTAAGCATGTAGAACTTACCGGTAATACAATTCTTACCAACTTGTCTAAGTTTGAAGAAGTGCATTGCACTAGCTGCGGTGCTCGGAGTCGTAAACGAACAAACTTGCTTGAAAAAGACAAACGAAAGTCTTTATTGTCTAACTAAACTGTGCTATAATAGCTACTCAGAATAATTAACTTAAGTACCCCGAACGAAAGTTCGGGGATTCTTTGTCTTAGAAAGGACGTAACCAATGCATCAACAAAAACCTAACTTTCATGAGTTTACGGTAGAAAACTTCATGGATAGTTGTGAAGTATTTAATTACATTGCAGGAAAGCACAATCAAGTTTCATTAAAGGATATTGCAAGGCAGCAGCAACTGATTGAAGAAGAAGTAATCGAGGGTTCTGAAGCTATAGTTGATAACAACGCAGTTGAGGTTCTGGATGCTTGTATGGATGTACTGGTTACAACCTTTGGGTTGCTTCAGAAGCTGGAATACCTTGGTGTAGACATAAGCAAAGCAATGCAAAAGACAGCAGACAATAACCTAAGCAAGTATTGCAAAACAGAACAAGAAGCCTTTGACACTTCGGATATGTACTTGGCTAAAGGAATTTCTACCAATATCAAGTACAATTCAGAATTTGATGTATTCGTAATCAAGAATTCAGATACAGGTAAGATTCTAAAGCCTATTAACTTTGTACCCAATGACCTTAGTGATTGCGTACCGCAAGAACTTATCTTGAAAGGTTTTGAATGAATACAGAAATGAATACAGCATGGACACATAAAGGTAAGCAATATGAGTTTGTCACTAAGCCTAATTTGTATCAGTCAACGCAGTGCGGTCAGGGTTGCGCCTTTAATGTCGGTGCTGACGATTGTCCTGTCAATGGTAACGGTATTCTGCATTGCGATACAGACACAAACAAAATCTGGAAGGAGATTAAAATTCTAAAGTCCCCGACTCAAGAAATTAAAGAATTTGAAGTACAGCAGCAAGAGCCGAAAGGAACCAAATACGATAGCGGTAAAACTCAATGGTGGTATCTGCCTATTGAGCCAATCAAAGAAGTCCTGGCAGTTCTTGAATACGGTGATAAGAAATATCCAGATGCTAACGGTACTAATTGGAAGCATGTACCTAATGCTAAGAAGCGTTACTATTCAGCAGCTATGCGGCATCTGACAGCTTGGTTTGAAGGTGAAAAGAATGACCCTGAAACCAATCGCAGTCACCTTGCTCATGCTTGTACTAATATCTTGTTTTTGTTGTGGTTTGAAATTAAGGGGAAATTCAATGAGTAATTTTGAAATCTTTTATTACACTATTGGTGTACTGCTTGGCGCAGGTGTTATAATCCTAGCAGGATTGGTTGTTAAGAAACAACTCAAAGAACGAAACCCTTACTTTGATTGAAAGGTCATTACACGATGCAAACAGAAGATAAGCAGGTAGAAAATAAACAAAAGACTCTTAGAAAAGTACACCAGAAGGGATTCAGTTTGATTTCAGCTAAGATTCATGTAAGTGAAAGTGAAATTGCAATGCAATATCCTGACTATGTATCTGACTGGATTGAAACAAAGCCTTTTAAGTTTCAAGAGATTCTATGGGATTTTGGATTGGATTCAACTCAGGAGTACATATTGCAAGAAGTCACATCTCATCGTAATCGCCTAGGCGAGCAAGTTACTTGCGGTAGATACTACGGTAATGAACGATTGGATGACGATTGGATTAAATCAGGTTATGCAAGCCAATCAGCTAAGGACAAAGCATTGAATAATAAGTTGTTGGATGAAAGCTATCGAGCTAGGTATGAAACAGAAGACACTCAAGATTACCTAGAGCGCCGAGATATGTACGATAAGAGTAATAAGGACTGATATGGAAAAACACTTAATTCCAGTTTATGAAGATAAGAACATTATTGAATTTGCAGACCAGCAGTTGAAAATCTTCTGGTTGCCTGAAGAAATTAAAGTTGAGAAAGATGTACAAGATGTTTTGACAAACTTCTCTGAAGCAGAAAAACACGCTGTGATTACAACCCTTCGATTGTTTAGCCTGTATGAAACTCATGCTGGTGATGAATACTGGGGTACTCGCTTCAAAGAAATGTTTAGTGGTGCAGAATATCATCGCATGGCAAGTGTATTTAGCATGTTTGAGTTGGCAGTACATGCTCCGTTTTATAACAAGATCAACGAACTATTGTATATCAATACCTCTGAGTTTTACACATCATACCAAGACAGCCCTGTACTTAAGGCTCGGATAGATCACATAGGTGAGATGATTTCTGACAAAAACGATCTGGTATCACTGGGTTCTTTCTCAATGGTTGAGGGTGTTATCTTGTACAGTAATTTTGCTTTCTTGAAGCACTACCAGTCACAGGGTAAGAACAAACTAATGAATGTGGTACGAGGCCTCAACTTCAGCGCCCGCGATGAGCACCGGCATGCTGAGGCAAGTGCTTATTGCTTTAGAAAGAAAGCACAGGATGTTGATGCTGATTATCTTTATAAGGTAGAGCAAAAAATACGAGAGACAGCGCGTAAGATTTACGAGCACGAGTGCGCTATTATTGCGATGCTTTTTGAAAAGGGAAAAGTAGAAGGCATAACAGCGCATCAACTTGAGAATTTTGTACAATCAAGAATCAATCATTGTCTAAAACAACTTGGATTTTCAAAAGAATATGATGTAAAATACAACCCTATATCCGAGTGGTTTTACAAGGGAATCAATGACTATCAGTTCAACGATTTCTTCAGCGGTCAAGGGAACCAATACCACCGGGTATGGGATGAAACAGCATTTACATGGAAAGGTAACGAATGAGTGACAATCTTTATGATAAACTAAGCGTAGAACGAAAAGACTTGCAGCAACAAGGTCTTATTCCAGACTGGTACACCACAGCAGGTTGGCAGATGTTCAAATCGAAGTATCTTTATGGCACAGATCGTGCTGTACGTGGTCAGTTTGAACGCATTGCCAAGACAGCAGCAAAGCATGTACCTACACTGGATGAGGCCGAGACAAAGTTCTTTGATTTGCTATGGAAGGGTTGGTTGTCCCCTAGTACACCTGTACTGGCTAATATGGGAACAGACCGAGGTATGCCAGTATCATGTTCTGGTACTGTAGTAACAGATAGCATTGACGGTTTCTATAGTAACTTGCATGAAGTTGCAATGCTTACCAAGAATGGTTTTGGCACAGCAAGTGACTTGTCTCACATTCGTCCACGAGGTAGTAAGATAAGCGTAGGTGGGAAGGCTTCAGGTGTGCTACCTGTAATCAAAGAGCATGTGAATGCTATGCGTAACGTAGCACAAGGAACTGCACGTAGAGGTGCATGGGCTGCTTACCTTGATATTGAACATGCAGATTTCTATGAGGTTGTTAACTACCTAATGGTTGAACCTGATGATTTTAACATTGGGTGGACTATTAAAGATTCATTTGTTGAGCGTCTGAACAACAATGATCCAGATGCCATTAGCAGGTTTCAGAAGGCAATGAAAGCCAAGATGATTCTTGGTAAGGGTTATTTCTTTTTCATTGACAAAGCCAATGCAAAACGTCCTAAAATGTATGTTGATAAGGGATTGAAAATCAATAATTCTCAGCTTTGTGTGGCGCCAGAAACCCTTATCCTGACAGATGAAGGTTATCAGCAAATTGCTGAACTTGAGAATGAATCTGTGAATGTTTGGAACGGTAAAGAGTTTTCTAATGTTGTCGTAAAAAAGACTGGTGAGAATCAGAAACTTGTACGGGTTGTTACAAACAGTGGCTTTGAATTGGAATGCACACCTTATCATAAGTTTTATGTGGCGATTCGTCCAGAAGAAGGCAGTAGGACTATAATCATAGAAAAAAGAGCCAATGAATTAAAGTCTGGCGATAAACTTATTAAGTGTGATTTCCCAATTATCCAAGGAACGGAAACCCTCAACCATGCCTATGAAAATGGTTTTTACAGTGCAGATGGTTGCCTTGAAAAATCTGGACAACGGGTTTACCTATACCATGAAAAGAGGTTGCTGAAAGAACACTTGGATATGTCTATATTCAGAAGTTGGCGCACCGATGAAAAGCAAAATAGAGAGTACGGTACAACAAATGTATTGAAAAATAAGTTTTTTGTCCCAAATGGTGACTACACTATAGAATCAAAAATCAAATGGCTAGAGGGATTCTTTGATGGTGATGGTGTAGTGTGTCGTAACGGTAAAACTCAGAGTATTCAAGGTGGTAGTATAAACAAAAACTTCCTGCTTGACATTCAAATGATGTTGCAGACAATGGGTGTATCTTCCAAAGTAACAAAAATGGCTGACGAAGGTATGAGGTCTATGCCAAAAAATGACGGTACAGGAGACACTAAAGAATATTTTTGCCAAACCTCTTGGAGAATAATGTTCGGTCAAACAGGTATTGTCACCTTACAGTCTCTTGGTTTTAATCCGAAGCGTCTTAAATTGACAAATCACCAGCCTAATCGAGAATGCAGTCAGTTTGTTAAAGTTGTTGAAGTCATTGATGAAGGTCGTGTTGATGATACTTACTGCTTCACTGAAGCAAAACGAGGCATGGGGGTGTTTAATGGTATCCTGACTGGACAGTGCTCTGAAATCATGCTATTTAACGATGAAGAACATACGTACACTTGTGTACTTTCTTCAATGAATGCAGCAAAGTACGACGAATGGAAAGATACAGATGCAGTTTATTGGGCCACCATCTTCCTTGATTGCGTAGCAGAAGAATTTATACACAGAGCTAAATCAGTTCCAGGACTTGAAAAGGCTGTAAGGTTTACTGAAAAAGGTCGTGCTCTAGGGCTGGGTCTTTGTGGGTTGCACACAGCCTTTATGCAGAGAATGCTATCGTTTGAATCCTTTGAGGCTCACATGCTAAGTCAAGAGATTCAGCAACTGATTCATACTCAAGCTACAGAAGCAACTCAAGATATGGCTAAATTACTAGGTGAACCAGAATGGTGCATTGGTTATGGTGTTCGTAATACGCACTTGATTGCTATTGCTCCAACTAAGAGTACAGCACTTCTCATGGGTGCAGTATCAGAAGGTATCAACCCTGACCCTGCTATGACATTTGTTCAAACAACATCTGCGGGTGAGATGGATAGAATCAACCCTATTCTGTTGAATCTAATGAAAGAAAAAGGAGTTTACTCAAAGAAGCACTTGCAAGAGATTACTGACAAGCAGGGTTCGGTTCAGCATGTAGACTGGTTAACAGACGAAGAAAAAGCTGTATTCAAGACAGCATTCGAGATCAACCAGAAGGCTGTAGTAAGGATGGCATCTGCTAGAAGTCGTTACATTGACCAATGGCAATCTCTTAATTTGTTCTTCGCAGCAGATGAAGACCCTGCATGGATTGCTGAAGTTCACAAAGAAGCATTTGAAGACAAGAACATTCTTGCTCTTTATTATATTTATACTCAAGCAGGAGTGCAAGCGTCTAAAGGCGAGTGCGAAGCCTGTATGTAAAGGAACCAAATGAAACAACTATTTATATTTTCAGCAAACGAATGGTGCAGCGCATGTCAATCATTCAAACCTATCATTCAAGAAACAAACGTACCCGTAGATCAACTTCGTTGCTTCGATGTAGATGAATCCCCTAATCTAGCAAGGGATTACAACGTAAGAGGTGTACCTACAAGTATCTTGCTTGTAGATGGTAAAGAAGTCAATCGTAAAACAGGTATGATGACTTCTAAGCAGTTGATTGAATTCTGCGAAAGTCAAGAGAAGTAACTTACAAAAGAATAAAACCCCCGAGGCTTACGCTCCGGGGGTCTTTTTGTTTGTGCATTTATTGTCTCAATCCTTTGGAGTAACTAACTCCATTAGGACTAAAAGTAGCTGTAAGGACTTCTTTTCTATTTTTACCTTCTGAGTAACTCATGTGAATCCAAGTCTGTTCATCAATCAGTTGGTCAAACTCAATACCAGATTGAATGATGAAGTTGCAGCCTTCTGTAGAAGTCATTCCTTGTATACTGAAGTCAACAGCCTCGCCTTTGCAATGCTGAGATTTAGAAGACCCACCGATGGCCTTATTTAAGGCTTCAGAGCGATAACCAGAGCTTATGGCTATCACCCTATTTACTTTCTCTCTAAGAGGCTGTAAAGCCCGATTAACCAGCTTCTTGAGGCTTTCTAAATGCTCAGGAGTTATCTCATTTTCAATACCTTTGCGTATAGCAGTTTGAGATAACAGGAACTCCTGTAGTTCAAAGTTTTTACTTAATTGCATCTTGAACAACCTTATCAATAGTATCTGCTTTGCGCATAGAACCAGAACTACTACCAAAGAAAAAGTTCAATATAGTTGCAACAACAGTACCTAAAATGAAGCCTAAGATAGTGTCCGCGAACCTAATATTGCTTTCTGGTATTGTCCCAAAGGTAATAAAACCAATGTATAGAGTAGAGGCGATAGTCCAGAATGAAGCTAAGAAATAAATAAACCTTTTACTAAATCTATCATCTTGTTGTAGAGCAGCTACTTGCATAGCTCTTGCATCTGCTATATTCTTAAACTCTTGCTCAATCTTAAATTCTTCATGCTTCAGAGCAGCTAGTTTTACCTCAGCAATCTTTTCTGCTGACATATCAGGTTCTAGTTTAACCCCTAGTTTTTCTTCTACTTTATCAAGCCCTTTATCTATCACAGCCTGAGCAACTTTTGGTAAGTTGTGACTGATAAGAGAACTTACAATACCTGCTAGTAGTGGTGCCATGATTACTCCTTATCTTTAATAATATCTTGCAATCTATTAACTTCTTTAGTCAACAGACTGACTTCATTGTGCAGCTTCTGATTCTCCATACTTAGTGTATTGAGTTGCTTATTCAGAGCTATAATCTCCATCTGAAACTTACCTAGTTCTTCACTCAGGACTCTGTTTGTTGTGCTTAGTCTTTTAAGTTCTTCATTCATGATCGTCATTACATTAGACTCTGTTGCGGTTTCTTTGAAACCCTTTAGGAGTTTCTGTATCATGAATATTGCACCAATAATAGCAGTAGCTACTACTGTAGTTGTTTGTGCTATGTCAACTGCTGTTGCATTACCTATTTCAATCATAATTTCACTTTCTATTATGTTGATAAGATAGCATTAACCATGCCTCTGCAATAACAGGAATAACTAGCATTGCTTCTGTTGGGGCTACGGGTGTAGTATCAAATACAGTAAAACTCAAGAATAAATACAACCATGCCCATAAGCCAGCTATAGAATTAAGTAAATTAACCCTGAAGTCAACCCTTACCCATAGTGACATAGCTTTGATTGTTCCGTATACACCAAACAAAGCAAACCAGAAGTACCTATGAGCAAACTGATATATAAGTGCATAGTTATGATTGTCACCGCTACCAAACAAGAAACCAAGGCTAAGAACAAAGGCTGTAACAGACAGCACGAGAGTGCTTTCAACTTTCTTCATACTTAGCAAGTAAGCAAGTCTGAAGTTATTATCTACATCTATCTTTCTTCTTTCCTCTTGAGCGACAGATTGATTTTTATTATTCATTTTGCATTACCTTGATTGGATTCTCTTTCAGTAATAATGAGAACAAGTATCATAACAACTGAATTGAACAAAGACCATAGGTTATCAATAAAGCTAGTAACCAACGCAAAGCCGTTCAGATAAGAATGAATCCAAGTCATCTGGCAAAGTATAAGCAAGATACTACTTATCTTACAAAGATAAATAACTGTACTTTGTTGCTTAATTGTATAGAGCCTGACAAGTGCATAGCAAGCAAGTCCAACTGGAATCATATCCAATAAGAACGACAAAGTGATAAAAGATAAATTCATAGTTTAACTCGCAAAGAAAAGCCCTCCGAAGAGGGCTGGTTTATATTTCAGAAAATACTTTAGGTAGTTGCTTCTTTCTGACTTCAGCCATATATGCTCTATAGCAATGATCTTGGTCAAAGAAAAACAGTATATCAATCAAAGGTTTAAACACCTTACCAAAGAACCTATCAAGCAACCATGCTCGGTAAGCCCTACTGCTTAATGTTTCATCTGGTGAACCTAGCAGGATTGCATTAGCAAGTTGGTCAAGTGCTATCAGGAGGTTGAGTACGTACTTAATCATACATCTCCTTATAGATAGTTATATCTAGCAGCAACAGCCAATCCTAGTAGAGCAACAGTCAGTAGAATTACTACTATGTTGTTTCTCTCTATCTTTGGTTGAACTACAGGTGCAGGTTCTACAGGTTTAGGCGGTTCAATAGGAGCAACATGACCTCTCTCGTAATGAACTTTCACTTCTACTTCTTTTACTTGCTGATAAGGGTAACTCATATCTCTAATCTTGCAAGTAAAGGTTCTATCTACTTGCTTTAGATTACCGGGAGGTGTAATCCAATAGTGCGGTAACTTGACTACATTGCTATCTTGAGGATGCACTTCTTTGCTCAATCCCCAATCAGCAACCAAGGGTGCTGTACCACCGGCTAGTTTCAAGTCAAGGTATTCCGTCCAGCTTGCTACAGCGTTTGCATCTGCATCTAGGACTTTAATATCAGCAATGGGTGAATACGAAATAGCAGTAGATAGAGGTTGAGTTCTGTAGGTGCTGTTCAGGGTGTAGCCAGCAAATTCACGAATAATCAATGCTTCCATAATGTCAGCATTCAATGTATTGTAAGGGATGCCTACAAAACCACCATCACCGTAAGCGCTACCCCATGAGTTTTCTACGAGGAATCTTTCTGTAGAATCGTCGTACCCAATAAGCAGCATGGCATGACCACCAGAGCTACCTATTTCTTGGGTAGACCTTACGATGTGCTCTTTCCATACTCCCTTTACTTTAAAAATATCAGGGCTTACTTGCATAGAGAATACAACAGGTAAACCGTCAGCAAGAGCAGACTTGATAGCATGAATACCTAACTTGCGTTCTTTAATAACCGCACGATCTTCTACGTTTCTTGCTCCAAGAAAGATTGATTCGTATTTGGTTACTTTGTACTTACTCGCTGCTGTTTTTGCAGCAGCAGATGGTTCAGTATCTACGTTACTTATCAGATAAGGCCATACAACTTCAGGAGGTGTTCCGGTGTGGTGCAGACTACGAACAGCATTACGCATCGTAGCACCTTCACCTTTTGGTCTATCCTCTACTATGTTCCTTGTATGCCAGTAAGTAAACAACCTACTGAGACTTACAGCCTTGTTGTTTTTCTTTAGGATAAACTCACAAGCGGATGTAGCTGCATTTGCAGTACAGCTACCAATGGTAAGTTGGTTATCTATTTCAAAAACATCAGGTTTAAGATCAATAAAAGAAGGTAGTTTATTTGAGCTAGGGACATACAAGAAGTCCCTAGTATCTGGTATGCTTGATACTACATTCTCTAGCATAAATTGTTGGTTAAGTTCAGGCATGGAGTCCTTTCATTTGTGCGTAGGTCATCAGATCACCCACACAGCAGCTTGTGCTGCACCAGCAAGTGCCAAAGCCTCTGAAAGTTCAGCAACAGTAGCTTGGATTACTGAATTATCATGCAGCACCCAATTAACAGAAGGTGTAGCTGTTGCTTGCAAAGCAATGATTGCCCTTGCCATACGAGTCTGTGATATTTCGTCACCATCGAAGGTATTACCTGCGGTTGTGGTGATGGTAATCTGGGATACAAGCCTTTCCCTCTCTGCTTTAGCAAGAGTTCTTGGGTCAACGTAACCGATTGGGTATATTGTTTCTACTGCATTTTCACTCATAATATTGGTCCTGAAAGAGTAAGGTTGGTTGCGCTACGACTATCAATCCATTTTGAAGATGTTAAAGCGGTAAGACCAGGCACGTTCCATGTGTACCATTGGCCGCTGTAGTTTACTGCCTTATTGGTTAAGGTATCTGATATGATAATTGTTGGCGAAGCAGCCACTTGCCACGCAGATGTTATTGTCGTACCTGAGACACTTATTTTATCAAAAGTAGAAGCACCTACTGCATAGAAGTTAGTACCTGTAAAATCAGTAAGAAATTCAACAGAAGCTCCACCGCCACTTGACCCAAATGTAAGAGTAGTGCCACTAATTGTTACTGCATAAGGGCCAGTTGATAAATGTCCAAACAAGCATGTAGTGCTGTTGTAGAGAATTATTCCTTTTTTGGGTTGACATATGCTGTAGCTCGGCGTGTAGGTCGCAGGTAGATCATTCGCTCTTGTCGTTACTGTACCAAGGGTGGCTGTTGTACCACTTACTGAGATTCCATAGAAACTGCCAGAGGTTGGGGTAGCGTTTTGACAGACAGCTATGTAAGATGAACCTTCAGAACAAGCAATCAATGCTCGCATACCAGAATTAGCTATAATATTTGTTGCTGCGTTCGACGCAGTATTTAATGTTATTGTTGTGCCAGATATGGAACCAACCCTAACAGACAACTGACGCTGATCAACGCCACTACCTGTTAATAATGCAGCCAACAGGAACTCAGTACCGCTTACTCGCACTATGGCAGTATGGCCATTATTACTACTGGTTGCACCGGCAGCCACGGCTGAACCAACTGTAATGCTTGTTCCTGAAACTGAAAATGCTCTCAAGCCTGTGTTATTATTTGTGTCTACTACATATAAGTTATTAGCTAATTTTACAGATGTGTATACGTCGTTACTCAACCCAGCAGCTGTTCCAAGTGTAATAGTTGTACCACTAATAGAACCCGCTTGAGCTGAACCGGCATTGCTAGCGTGGTTGCATACAACAACAAAAGAAGTTGTACTATTGGCCCACACGCCAAAACCGGTGGCATTGTTATATGCCATCATTGTAACTGGCGTACCGAATGTATTGGTGTTTGTGTTACACGCCACAGCATACACAGTCGTACTGTTTCTGTAAACGATTACAACTAAACCTGTGTCTATTTGAGCAGTACCGAGTATTGTACCAAATGTGGCAGTTATTGTTGCGGTAGATAGGGTTGGGGGTGTCATCAAATTAGACCCCCATGTCCCATGAGGTGTGGCAGAACTGAACGGTCTTATTATACTAAGCACACCCGCAGTGGCGGTAGTTTGGATAGACCAACCATCTAACGTGTATACTGTACTTGGAACCGATGCCGTGTTTGAAGGGAATACAAGATTAAAAGCCACAGAACCTGTTATATCCGGTAGGGTGTAGCTAGATGATGAGTTAATAGAGTAAGAGGCATTCTTATCCGTAAGAGTTTCCCCTGCTGGATTTGTATGCAAAATCCCCCTAATTGGTGTTAACGCAGATACAGACTGACTAACCCTTAAAGGAGTCATCAATGTTGTGTTACTTGTTCCTGCCTGTGCTTCAGCCTGCGTAGCTACCTGCCCTACAGCCGTCTGATAACTCACGCAATCCCAGTTACCTGAACCCAGAGATACAAACTTAGCAGCATCCCCTGCTACTGTAGTGATGTTAGCTGCACTGGGCAGTATCAAGCTGGTAGCATTGTACGTCAGTGTCAGAGCACCTGAAAATAGCAAAGTACGTTCTGCACCTGCTGCTGCATTACCCAAGGCTGTGATTGTTGTAGTACCTGTAATCTGCACTACGTTACTCGCTGCTGTACCTATGTCAGTTGTGCTTGCAGCTGCTAGTACGGTAATACCAGCACCTGAAGTTAATACCTGCTCATAAGGCATGTAAGCAGAGCTACCAAGCATTGCATTGGTAGGTACTTGATTTTGTTCTGTTCCAATTAAACTTGGCATTTTAGTCCTTGATTACTTTCGGTATTTTACTCAAGCCCAAACCCTTATAGGCGTTTCAGGCTGCACTTCAAACTCCAGCAAAGCAGAAGCATCCTCATCCGGCATCAACCTTACGTTCGCGTGCCATCCTGAAATTGCTTGCATTTCTGGGTAGCTTCCAAATTCACCTTCAATCATTGCACCTGTAGGTTTGTAAATAACTCCAATTACATCTATATATCTGTAGTTGGATTTTGTTACAAACTCAATAGGCTCCCGATCTTCGTTGAACTTTACTGGTACTTGAGTGTAAAGCAGGTTGTTGGCTTGAGCTTCGGATTCAAAAGAGAAGTATTTGTCTTGCATGTGAATCCTTTAGGTTGTTAGGGCTTGGATGACGGAGTTGCTCAAGCGAGAGGGGTTTGGATTGGGAACTGTTTCGGCTTCATACATATCAGGCCAGAACTTATTAGATTTCTTTCGATTCTCTAGAGGATTCAGTAACTGGAGATTGTGCCACACATGCAAGCCACAAACTTGGTCGGAAACTAATGGTACAATGTGGTCAACTTCCATCCCGAGCTCCCGAGCCTTGGTGTAAACAATCTTTATTTTTTCCTTTTCTGACCAACATGGCTCTGAGTGCAAAGACTTACGCTTCATCCTTTGCCTGCTAGAGTTTATCCGATTATTGGATAAACACCTCTCCCTGTTTCGCTCCTTATATTTTTTCCTACTAACTAAGATAGCTGCATAATTGGCTGCGCATAATTCCTTACGGCGCAGACTGTAGTCTTCGTACTTGGTTTTAGCACCTTTTTGGCAACCACACGATGTTACTTGTCCATTACGCAAATGCTTTCCACTAACGGACTTTTTAATACCACATACACAACAGCATAACCAAAATGCACGTCCTTTTCTCGTGTGAGAAAAACTAAGAACCGTCATGTAACCATGACTTTGACCTGTCATATCTATTACCTTCATACTGTTAAACTCTGTAGTTGAATATTTGATAATCTTTTTTGCCAAAAAGCAATGCGTTTAATATGGCCGTTTAGTTCGTATCCGGGTGACTCATAAGTTCCCAATCGCATTGCACTCACTATAGGCACGTTTCCAGAAGTGTCCACAGAGGCATTGGCAGCGTTTGAGCTTGATGCAAAGTCATTTGTTTTTATCGCAAATGCAGTTTTTACAAAAGATTTTGAGGCAGGCGTAGCCCCAGAGATAGACACAACCTCGGTATTATTTACGGTAACTACAAGCCTATTCAATGAACCGGAATTGTGCAGCATGAATCGACTACCTGCTGCATTATCTACGTGTAATGCAGTTTTGCCATCGTCAGTGCCTCCGTGGTTGTAATTATTCTCAATAAAAATCGTACCCTCGTCCTGCCTATACCAACTACTAAAATTACTCCCCGTCATACTTGCAGCATCAGCAGATCGAGTAACCTGCGCTGTTGTCGTTGGGATGTAGCTTGTGGGGAAGGAGCCTGCTTCTAGTTGAGCGCCCCAGATGTAGACTTCTTTATAGGTGTTATTGCCATCAGGAAAAATGCGTACGTTCTGATTTGTTTCAGTAGTAGTAGCTACAGCATAAACCCTATACCAACCGTTACCTTGGTCTGTATACCCATAAGAAGTTGGCAGGGGTTCCCCACCATACGAGACTATTGATGTAATTTGCGACCCAGACCAGTTAATAGTCGCGGCAGCAGCGGTAGCCGCTGTTCTAAACATTAGTCTGGAGACACTTGCATTTCTGTTTTTAATGAAGAATGAAAAGCACAAAACCGTCCCACTTGCAGTTGTTGGGGCATAAAGAATAAAATCATTTACACCAGAAGAACCTGCTAAGAGATCCCCAGAAATTGAACCATCCGGCGCAACTACCTGATTCGCAGTTACCGTTACGCTATTCTTACCCCACGCAGCATTATCAAACTCCTGACTCCTAAGCAACAAATTCGTCCTTTGTTCCTCGATCAACAACCCAAGGCTTTCACCTGTCGTTGGGTTGTGGTCGAACCTAGGGGTATTGGCTGCTGCTGTTTGAAGTACAGGTATGTAGTTGGTGATAGGCTGTGAGGTGGTTGGTGTATAGGCTGTTGCACTTGAGCGTTGTTCTAACTGAGCGCCCCAGATGTAAATACCAGAGGTTCCGTCGCCGGTAAAAGATGGCATACCTGCCCCAATGGCTGGAGTAAAGCTATCTGAAGGCCCGATCTGGCACGTCAGGAAACTAGCGAGGGTGGCAATAGAAGTAGCGATAATAGAAACTCTATACCAACCAGAGCCGATGGAGTTTACAACACTGGATAAATTTGAAAAACTACCTCCGATATTTGTTAATATCTGAGAAGTGCCATTTGTTAGATCAAATATACAACTCGCGGTAACCCCAGAGTTATTTGCCTCAAATCCTAGCGCAATAAAGTTATACCCGTTTGCTTTTGCATAGCAAGAAAAAGCAAATACTTCACCAGCTTTAGCAGTAACATATCTTTGGTAAACAAAGTGCCTATTAGTATTTGTATCCGGTATAATTGTGTCGGCAGACATTACACCGTCTGGTGATGTTGTAGCGTTACCTGTACAGGTAACTTGGTATTTCAACCAAGCAGCATTATCAAACTCCTGCGAATAACTCAGCAAATTCTCTTCAGCTTTTGCGAAGGTTTTTCCGTCGTAATATGTTGCAGTGCTTGCTCGGCTGAAGGTAATCCTTGGGTCTAGGGTTTTGGTGTTAGCGAAGTCAAGGTTAAGGCTAGGCTTGATTGTTGGATAGTTAGTAACTGCATCCAGCATTACCAAGGCCCAATTGGTGCTATCTGCGCTTGGGTCAGTAGTACCAGCACCTGCTGTTTTTCTTCTGTATATCTGATTGGTAATAGGGCTGTACCTAGTATCACCAATAGCATAGGTTGTACCGCTTACCCATACGGTAGCACCAGCAGACATTGCAGCATTAGCTGCTGAAGTTGCTGAGTTGTTTGCTTGGGTTGTAGCCAAGGCTACTTGACCAGCAGCGAGAGCAACCTGAGCAGCAGCCAAGGATACCTGCGTTTGAGCGGCAGTAATACCACCGTTCATCACAGCTACTGTCTGAGCCAAGGCAGGTACAAATCTAGCTCTGTGTCCGCCGTTGGCTAGACCTGTGCTTGGGTTACTGTCGTCCGTTACTGTACTGTTATCACCACCTAAAGAAGATGGAAAAGTTACGCTTGTCATTTATTATTATCCTTAAATAACTTCTTGTATCTCTAGGTTACAAGTAAACAATTCTGGGTTATTGATTTGTACAGCACTTAGGTTCTTTAACCTACCCAAGAAAGAAACCTTAGCTTGGTTTGCTGTATCTGTAATATCAGGTATGATTAGAACTTCACCGACAACACCTTGGTTTCTCTGAAGGTCAAGAACTCTATCGTATGCTTCAACTTGACTTAAGAAACCAAGTTCAAAGCTGTGAGTACGTCTACGTCTACGTACATCAAAGAATTCCTCACCAGAAAGACTTGCTTCAATAACAGAAGTATCCTCGTAAGCAATAGCTGCACCGTAACTTCTGTTATGCTGAGGTTGCCATGCTGAGCCAATGAATACTCTACCTAAGTGAATATAACCATCTGAATTAGTTGTATCTGTAATCTCTACCTTCCAGTATCTCAGTGTCTGAGCACTACTTGGAATATGCACAAAAGGAGCATTGAATCCAGCAACAGCTTCTTGGCTTACTGTACCTAACCAAAAGTTATCATCCTCCCACTCAAGCAAATCTTGAGGGATAACACCACTAGGCCATACTTGAATACTTGCGCTGTCATAAACAGGAGTAGCAAAGTCACTTGCGTCATCTCCGTAGATTCTTACAGTTGCATTAACTGAAAAGTTATGAGCAATCAAAGCAATAACACCTACAGACCTTGGTTGTCCAAAGTCTATAGTAAATTTTGTATTATTAGCTGTAGCGTCAGTTGTTCTAGCCAACTTGGAAAGTCTTCTGTCTTTGATATTATTCAAAGGAAGTGTACTCTGCCACGAACCAGCAGCAAGAGTAGCACTGTCTATTCTATTCATTGTCCCAAGTAAAAGGTTAGATGCCATATTATCCCCATAGAGTTAAATCTAAGATACCCAAGCGATAATCAGCCGTATATCCTATTACAATAAAATCTTTACCAGCTTGCATTTCAAATCTATTTATTTGAAGTTTAATTACTGCTCCTAGATCAATTAAAGATATAGTATCAGAACTCAAGCCTGCCTTTACATTATACATTACTCTGTCTACTTTGTAAAGACTTAATCTACGACTTGCTTCTGTAGCTGCTGCTGTAGAATCAATCAGATATGTACTTGCAGATATATCAGTAGCAAGCAAATGCTTTGTCTTAATTGAACTATCAACAGAGCTTGTTGTTCTTTCTTTTAGCTTTAGTTCAGAACGTCTTGCGTCAGTAACAGCACCAGCTAGGTCAGAGTACTGAGTTACATAGAATTGCTTGTAACCAAGGTTGTATCTCCAAGTTGGAATACCTCTACCTTCATCTGCTGTAGCTTCTCTGGATATGCTAATAATTTCATTGTTTGTTAATGTCACTACTGCACTACCAGAAGGGGCTTCTAATCTCTTCATACGAAGTACACCAAGTCTATCAAAGCCGTAGTAAGCACCAATAGAATTAGCAACCAAGTCCATAGCATCTATGCAAGTTTCTTCTTGCAACCAAACACCAATCTCCGCTGAGTTGGCTGTATCCAATACTGTTACATCTGCTGAACTTATACTACCAGAACTTATACCAGCATCTAAAGCTATTTGTTTTAATATCTGCGCTGCTGTTCTATTGCTTGCTGCTGAACCTTGAGTAGCATCACAAGTAACCAACCCGCTAGGGATACTACCTAATCTGATATAACCACCAGCAGGCCATACCCTGAAGTTACCAGCAGCAGGTGCTGTAGTTTCCATGTCAGATTGCGAAGTATAATCAGTACCTTTGGTTAGGCTTGAACCTCTATCATAGCAAGCTGTTACCGTATTGATTGCACCATCTGATACTTGATAAATCAATCTACTTGTATTAACAAGAACAGGTGCAATGTTGTAAGCTGTTCCATATAACTTAGGTTTCCTGCTGTCTTTAATATCAGCAGCTACACCTTCTAAACCACTAGGTAGTGAATTACTACCAGCATATAAATTCTGACAAGCATGTTTATCAAGTTCTGCAAGCCTATCCCGCAGTCTAAGGTAAACCTTGTCCCATGAAATCTCAGGTTGTTCTACAGTTCCTGTAAGAATAGTAGTCCATATCGGAGCACTGCCTTGGTACACAGAACCAAGAACAATAGTTAAGGTTCTACCATCTAATCCGTAATTAGACAGATAATCAAGAGCACCATCTGTATTACTAAGTTCAAGAGCACCATAACCTACTTGACTACTCCCGTAAGTCCTAGCTCTATCAAAGCAATCCCTACGAATAGTAGCAGGGTTTTGAATCCTTGGTTCAAAAGCAATATGAGAACCAATCCCCGGAGGTAGATTAGTCGTAGACGTAACATAACCAGAACTACTGAAATACAAAGACACTACGGAGCTTGTATTGGGGTTATAAGCGTCTAATTTAGCAAGCCATATACTAGCCATAGTCTTCCTTAAAAGAAAGCCCCAAAAGCCGTTTTAAGGGCTTCTAGGGCTATGTTTGAATCAAGTTGTTCTAACTTATTTACTCTTTTCCAAGATACCAGTAGATTCAATGCTACTGAGCTTACGCTCAATGCTTGACAACTTAGTAACCTGCCCAGAGCTTTCAAGACCTTGCTGATTTCTCAGAGCCTTTACTTCAGTAACCAATGCACGGAGCAATACTTTAGTTTCTTCATCGTTGGAACTAGAAGAATCATTAAGCAGTTCTTTAGTTTGTTGGTTGTTGTAGACCTGACCAGGATTTCTGAAGTTAATCAGTTCTGGGCCTTGTTCACCAACAAGTGCCATACCACCTTGATAGTAACCACCATCTGCAAATGCTTTAACTTCTCCAGTAGCTGCATTTACTTTCATAGTTGTCATTGGTATAGGTAGCCACAAAGCATCTATGATTGCCTTGGAAGTAGACACAGCACTCGCTAGTGTAGTCTGTCCTGAACCAACTGAGGATGCCAATGCTGGTGCAATAGCAGCAGATGTAGCATTACTACCCATTGTCAGTTTCAACAAAGGGGTGACAGCCGCTGCCAATGCAGAAGAAAGAGCAGATGCCAGTTCAGGAGGGAGTGTCTTCAATACAGCAGCTACGTTGTCATTACTGAGAACGATCTTTGCAGTGTTTGACAAGTCCTGATAAAACTGAGTCTTAGCTTGCTCAAGTTGAGCCTTGAGTTGATCTAACGTAGCTTTAGAAGAAGTTTCAATAGCTTTGATTTGTTTCTCTAGGCTATTTGCAATCTTTGTCTGACTATCAATAGTCTTATTGGCTAGAGTTTCAACACCTGTACTTACTTCAGTAAATATAGCAGCGTAAGCAGCGTTACTTCCGTAGTAATCCTTGGCAATACTTAGATAAGATTCAGATACACCTTGCAGGTTTTGCATAGCAACTTCGTCACCAGCTTTAGCTTTGGATAAAGTATCAGCGTATTGTTTCTTTGCTTCTTGTAATTTAGCTTCTGGACTTAGGATAGTCAAATCCCCAATCTTTAGACTCTTGATAAATTCCTTTAGACCTTTAGCAGCATCTATTAGGCTCTTAACAACATCAAGTTGTTCGTTTAGAGCATCTAGCTTTAGTTCATTTTCTTGCTGAGTTATTTGAGATTGCAGATCAGAGTAGTTTGTAAAGCTGGTCTTTAATGCACTAACCAAATCCTCAACGCCTTCTGTTGCTTTTTCAGTTACAGGATATATAGAATCCATAGCATCAGTAAAACCAAGCAGTGAATTCAATAACTGATTATCACCAGTAGCTTGAGCAGCAAGTACCATCTGTTTGAAACCATCTCTGGTAGTAGGTAGTTCTTTACCTAACTTACCAAACTCAGTTGTCATCTGCTTAACCAGATTAGCGTTCTTTTCTTCTTCACTGAAGAACTTATTGTAGAAGTTACCTAGTTTCTGGTTTGCTTTCCCCATACCACCCAAGGCAGCAATCATGTTTTCAGCAGCAGCATAACCTTCTAGGCTGAAATCATAAGTTGTAGCACCGAGGTTTTCCATTACAGCATTGGTAGTACCTAGGGTGTTGCTTAACCTGAGCAGAGTTTCACTAGCTTTCTCACCTTCTTTTTGGA